CTCAACTAATTTACCAAGTTCTAACATGTCATTTCTTTCAATTCTTTCGCGGAGGATGGACTTAATAATTTGTCGCATTCCTTCATTAGTTTTCTTTTTTGGTTTATATGATGTCATTACAGGTTTTTGTCCTTTACCTGTTTGAGTATCTTTCTTTTCAGCAGCTCTTTTTTGTCTACAAGCCGCTTTTTTTTCAGAATCACTCATTTTTCCTGCAACACCTGCCGCTCTACATTTTGGATAAGATTTAGAATCGGCTTCTTTCCGTCCACACGGTGGGTGTTTTCCATCTTTGTCTTTGGAACATATATTTACCCATGGACCCTTGGGTTGTGAACTACCTTTTGGTTTCTTTTTAGTTCCAAACCAAACCGCCAAATCTTCTTTCAAATTGTTTTGCATGTTGTTTTTTTCGTGATTTTTACGATACTTGCAATAAATACTAACACCATTTGAATTGTTATGGAAAATACAGAAAAAAACGAAGATATTTTAGGAACTATCTTTGATGATGTTCATTTTACATCTCAGACAGACCTTAATTTGTTAATAGACGGAATGTCACAAGAACAAGCTTCAATTTTTATTAAAAAATCTTTAGAGTGTGCTTACCGTCGTGGTGTTTTCACTTTACAAGAAAGTGAAATTGTATCAAAATCCCTTAGATATATTTGACAAGAATCGAACTCCTATTAAATAGGGTTCGGTACATAGTCTAAAGTAATTACAGTGTTCGGACACGTTTTAGTGTAACTATATGAGAAGTTGTTTGGTGTTCCATCACTAACTCTAACAATCGTAACACCGTTCGCACCTCCGCTTGTCGGCGTCATATTGATTGCTGAAGTATCATAAATACCAACACATGAACCACCTGCAACGTTTATTGCACTACCATTTAATGTAATTGTTGAGTTGTATGGTACACTGATTGTGTCAGTACCACTTCCCGCAATTCCCAATGCATTTTTAGTATAAACATTACCACCATTAACCAAGATTTCAAACGTACCTCTAGCACATGTTTGAATTGCCCAGTTGATTTGGATTTGGGTCGAACAATTCGATTGTGTTGGTGTTGGTGTCTTAGTCTTTGTTGGTGTAGGTGTTGCTACAGGTGTTCCGGTTGGAGTCCTTGTTGGGGTTGAAGTTGGAGTTTTAGTCGGGGTCACCGTTGGGGTTGCCGCTGGGGTTCTAGTTTGAGTAGGTGTTGGAGTTGGAGACACGTTACATGTATTACAAGCAGTTTGGTCAGTTTTACTAAGTACATATACATCAGCTGGTGCTAAAATTGGTCCTTCTACGACTATATAACAACCACTTCCTCCATCGAAATTAATATAAACTACGTCGTTATTAGGTGCTCCGGCATTTATAAAGTTAGCATATATTACATCACCACCACCTGGACATTCTTCCAAGATATAAACCAATTCCGCTTGAGTTTGTGTTGGAGTCTGTGTCTGAGTTGGAGTAGGAGTTGGTGAAGGACATGGGTACGATGTCAAACAAATCTCACAGTTTTCAGGACCATAATTAGTTATGATATATTCTCCAGATTCTGGTGATATTGGTGTGACCTCACTCGTGATTGTCCAACACTTGATTCCTGTACCATCGGCATTCACAGAAATTGTGTCACCATTTTGAGGTGCTGTCGAAGATAAACTAACAAGAACCCCAGGATTATATCGTTCTCCAGTACAACAATTTGTCAATTCATTAATTGACCAATAAGTTGGTTCGGGTGTTTGAGTCGGAGTTTCTGTTGGAGTAACTGATGCTGTTAAACTTGGGGTAGGAGTGTATGTTTGTGTCGGAGTTGGAGTCTGTGTCGGTGTCGGAGTTGGGGTCTCAGTAGCCGTGTTACTTGGAGTATTTGTTGGTGTGCCAGTCTGAGTTGGCGTTTGAGATGGAGTCTGAGATGCTGTATTACTTGGAGTATTTGTTGGTGTACCAGTCTGAGTCGGAGTTTGGGAAGCTGTATTACTTGGAGTATTTGTTGGTGTTTCAGTTGGAGTTGGTGTTTGTGTTGCAGTCTGAGAAGCTGTGTTACTTGGCGTGTTTGTTGGTGTACCGGTCTGAGTAGGTGTTTGAGATGGAGTCTGAGACGCTGTATTACTTGGAGTATTGGTTGGCGTTTCAGTTTGCGTTGGTGTTTGTGTTGCAGTCTGAGACGCTGTATTACTTGGAGTATTTGTTGGTGTTTCAGTTGGAGTTGGTGTTTGTGTTGCAGTCTGAGAAGCCGTGTTACTTGGCGTATTTGTTGGAGTACCAGTTTGAGTTGGTGTTTGAGAAGATGTGTTGCTTGGAGTATTTGTTGGTGTTTCAGTCTGTGTTGGAGTTTGAGATGCCGTGTTACTTGGAGTATTTGTTGGTGTTCCTGTTTGAGTCGGAGTTGGAGTCGCAGATTCTCCAGGAGTTGGGGTTGGGGTATCAGTCACAGTAGGACTCGGCGTGTTAGTCGGAGTTTCAGTGTTTGATGGAGTATTAGTTGGTGTTGTTGTTGAGGTCTGTGTCGGCGTATTTGTAGGTGTAATCGAAGCGGTCGGAGATGGTGTTTCTCCAGGTGTTGGACTTGGAGTTTCCGTAGGTGATGATGTTATCGAAGGAGTTGGTGTGAATGTGTTGGTTGGTGTTGTAGTCGGTGTACCACTATTTGTTGGAGACAAAGTAATTGTTGGGGTTACCGATGGTGTCGGAGTCTGAGATTCTCCGGGTGTTGGACTTGGAGTTTCTGTTTGTGTTGGTGTAACAGTATTACTTGCGGTAACAGTATTTGTAGGAGTATTAGTTGGGGTATTACTTGCTGTTGGAGATGCTGTAATACTTACCGTAGGAGTACTAGTGACCGTCGATGTTGGTGTTTGGGATGGAGTTTGGGTCGGAGTATCCGTATTTGTTGGTGTAGGAGAATTAGATGCGGTATTTGTGGGAGTTTGAGTTGGAGTTTCACCTGGTGTTGATGTTGGTGATTCAGTTATTGTTGGCGTTGGCGTATTTGATGGAGTAACGCTACTCGTAGGTGTTTGAGTTGACGTTTGAGTTGGAGTATTTGTATTTGTCGGTGTTGGTGAATTTGTTGCCGACAGAGTAATTGAAGGAGTAGGTGTGTTAGTTGGAGTTTGAGTTGGACTTACGGTTGGTGTAGGTGTTGGCGTTGCAGTCCCACTGGAGGTCTGTGTAGGTGTTTGAGTACTCGTTCTCGTTGGACTTGGTGAAGCAGTATTAGTAGGAGTAATACTCACCGTAGGAGTCACCGTAGGAGTTATCGTGGGTGTTGGTGTTGGTGTTGAAGCTGGCGGCCAATCTTCTAACGATAAAATTTGAAAACTTTGAGGAGATGCAGTACTATAAGAAAATATTCTATAATAAATTGTCCTTGTAGCACCTGCAGGAATTTGATAATTGTCAATTACCAAACCATCCGAACATCGAGTGTATGAGATAACCCTAACAACAGTAGATATGTTTTTGATTACAAGTTTTTTACAAAGACTCACCTTTTGAAAATTATATCTTATAAATACCCGTAAAATAAAAAAAGGGAGACTTTCGTCTCCCTTCTGTTGTTAATTAAGATAAATATTATCTCAATTCTCTCAAGTCGAATGTTCTAACACCGTCAACTGTTACTCTACCATAGAAACGGTTGTTAACCATCTTCTTAGCGTATCTAGTCATGATACCCTTGATAGGAGTGAAGTTGAATGGGTTATACATTGTTGGAGTCAATTGTAGAGGTACGTATGGAGCGTAAATGTAACCTGTATCCAACAAGCTAGTTCCTTTGTGTCCAATCAACACTTGGTTAGCTGGGAAGTAAGGGTCACGATACACTTGGTATCTACCTGACAAAGTACCGATTCTTTCGATACCCATGTTGTATTGGTCCTGCTCAGGAGCCGCGTTTGAAACGTGGAAGTACTCCAAGTCGTCAAAGATAGCTGAAACTTCAGAAGAAACAACAATCCAGTTAGCACCACCTCTCAAAGTTGATTTGTGGATTTGAGCTGACAATTGGTTGATTGCAGTAATCAAAGTTTGGTTCCAGTCTTTCTGAGTGTATGGAGTTGTACCGCTAGAAGCAAGTCTCTTCCATCCGTTGTAATCCCATCTTAGGTTCCAAGCCGCACCTTTTCTCAAGTCTCTCAAGATTTCTCTATCGATTTCAGCAGCCACTTGCTCAGACAATAAAGCTGTCAATTCAGCTTCAGCGTCGATGTTGTGGAATGCCGCAACGTCTTGTGCCAATTCAGGAGACCATTGTGCTCTAAGTTTTCTTTCTGTAACAGAAACAGTTACTGACTCAAGGTCGAAAGAAACTTCACCGATTTGGTCTTCGAATTCAAGTTCTTTGTAGATTCTGTAAACACCAACGAACGCTTGGTTCAATGCTGTTGTAGACGAGAATGTAGAACCTGTGTAACCATCAGGAGATGTTTGACCACACTCAACACAAACAGGAACCTGAAGGTCAACCTCCAAGTAGATTCTACCGTTAGCGTCACATACGTTGTAGTACTGACCACCTGAACCAGTTGTTGGCCAAGTAGTTGAAGCTTGGTTACCGTATTCTACGATACCCTTACCATATCTTTGAGTTACTACTCTGAATAAGTAAGGATTGTTGAAGTTAGCAACTGTAGTTGGGTTACCAGGAACACCGAAAATGTTCAATCCTGAAAGGAATTCTTCTGTATCCATAGTGTTACCATTAGGTCCGATAAGTTGACCAGCACCTGCATTAGAGAAACCACTCAATACGATAATAACCTTTCTGTAATCGTTTGTAGTGTATGCTGAAGGAACCATAAGACCATTGTTGTTCCAAGCTACAGTTGTAGTAGTAGCTGTAGTAGCTGACCACTTACCTTTAGAGTAGTCGAACAAACCTGGAGGATTCAAACCAGCTTCGTTACCTTCGTAGAACAAGTCATACAAATCCTTTGTGTATGTAGGATTGTAAGAACCTGTACCGTTAGTGTAACCAGCGTCAGGATTACCTGGGTAGTTACCTGGAGAACCTACAGGAGCGTAGTGGTCACCAGATTGACCGAAGTAACCTAGGTCGTTAGGAGTAGTACCACCAGAGTAACCTTGGATTTTAGGTACGAAGTAGAACAATTTACCGATTGGTAAGTTCATTGCTTGTACAGATACGATATCGTTTGCAAGAAGTTTAGAGAATACTCTTCTTACGATTGGGAAAACTACGGTCTCGAAAGAACCTGAGTCAGAAGTTGAAGAAGCTTCGTTAATCAAATATGAAGCTTGGTTTTCGTACAACTGAGCTACGTTCTCTTTCAAGTGACCACCTAGACCCTCAAGGAATCCTAATTTGTCCCACTTATTTACTGTGTCTTCTTTGATAACTTTCAAGTGCTTAAGACCGATGTTACCAACTAGACCACTTTCTAATAATGCACCCATTTTAATATTGGTTTTTTTAATTTATTTATTTTTATCTGTTAATTTTTGACATGATATCCTTCATTCTTAAGAACTGTGGATTTTCATACGTTTTAGATTCAATTAAGTTTTGTGCTGAACCTGATGCTGGAGATTTGTCAATCTCTTTGATAGATTCAGTTACAACACTTTGAACCTGAGTATTCAACTCATTTTTAATAGTACCATACAGATTTTTAGATTCTTTAAGACTTTCCACATCATCAAATCTTCTTAGGATATTGATTTTTTCTTGTTTTGTGGTTGTATGCTCTGTGAACAATCTAGTAGCGTATGCCAAATTTGAATTAAATACCGCAACTTCATTCAGTTTTTCTCTGAACACGTTAAGAGCCTTACGGTACTCATCGTTTTTATTTCTTAATCTTTCGACTTCTTCTTGAAGATATTCGTTTGGTATAACTTTCATTTTTGGAAGACCTTTTCTCATAGGGTAATTTCTTGTTCCATTACCTAATGTTCTTGCAGCTTCTGAATGTTCTCCTTTTTTACGAGTTTCAAAATGAGCATCGTCTCTTCTTGCTTTGGTAGTTTTCAAATCCTTACCAGCAATCTTGCCGTGCTTCATTCCTTCTCTCTCGTCTTCACGAGCATCATAACCCTGCTTCTTTTTTGCTTCTGTATATTCAAACTTCTTAGGTTTCAAATTCATATTAACACCTTTAGCTGAACCTTTAGGTTCGATGACTTCTTCCTTAGTTTCCATCTTCTTACCTTCTTTGAATTCAAAATCAGGTTTTCCTGTTTTAACACCTTTACCTACTACAGGTTTGGTCATCATGTCACCTTCTTTTGTTTCCATTTTCTTAGCTTTATTTGTTAATGTTGATTTTTTTGTGTGACCCATAACTGGTTTGAAACCAATAGCCTCCATCATGTCTTCTTCTTCCATGTACTCTTCGTCCATTTCTGAATCTTCCATTTCATCATCTTCCATGTCCATTTCGATTTCATAAACAACTTCATCTTCTTCCATTGAGTCTTCTTCTTCCATTTCAGATTCTTGGAAAATACTGTCCATCATCGAATCTAGCTCTTCATCAGAAATGTTTTCTTCCATTTCTTCTCCGTGCATTTCTTCATCGATAACTTCCTCATCAGATTCATCGTAACCTTCAGTTTGGATAATATACTCAACATCCTCATCGTTATCAGTAAGATGAATGTCTTCATCATCCTGAGTTACAATAATTCCATCTTCATCACCCATTTTCTTGAATACTTTAAGAATTTCTTCTGTAGAAGCATTTCTAAGGTCGATTGGTTGTTCATCTTCTTCTTCGTCATCCATAGAAAGTTCGAAATCCATTTCATCTTCAGACTCCATGTCACCCATGTCGTCTTCAGAATCCATATCAATCATTTCTTCGGATTCATCGTCAGATTCTTCGGAATCCATGTCAATAGTCATAACATCCATTTCAGGTTGTTCGTCCATTTCCATTTCGTTAGATTCCTCTTCAGCCTCTTTCAAAGACTCTTTTACTAGTTCAGAGATTTCTTCCTTCATTGTAGAAGCAAGTATTCCTTTTGCATTTTCCGCTACTACTTGTTCCAAATTTTTCATTTGGAGTAGTGCTTCCTCAACTAATGACTTATTTTCTGCCATATTATATTGTGAATAATTTACACTATAAATATAGCCAAAACTTAAAAAATTCTTTTTTCTGTTATTATAAACTTCATATAATTAAAAAACCCCTCTTTCGGAGGGGTTTTCTTATTCTTCAATCACTTCGTCTATTTTACTTTCAGATACTGCGGTTATTCTCCAATCATGTTGAAAACCCGAATATCTTTTTGTGACTTTAGCTTCTACATCAGTTACGTTATATCCTCTTACGAGTTTTTCCTCTCTGATTTTTTTGATTTTACCTGTATTATCGTCAGGTAAATCATAAGTGATTTTTGCTACAAAATATTTTTCGTCCATAAGTATTTTTTATTTATTCAAATAATGATTTAATTTTTTCAATAAGTCAACTGAGCGATTCAAACCAGTTGAATGAATTTCGGTAGAACGCTCCCTTTTTTCCTCCTCCAAATTTTCTTC